ATATAAAATTAGTTAATTTTTAGTAATATTATTTAATTTTAGTTAATACATTTAACTAAGAAAAAATTTAAGGGGGATTTGATATGAGTTACTTTACAAGATTGTATGATATGTTATTAAATGATAAGGATATACCTCATCACGTTAAGCAAGATGTATTAATAAGAGTGCAAGACTGGTTTGAAGCTGGAAAGAGTTTAGATGATGATTATATAAAGAGACAATATGAATATTTGGTTAGAGTAAAAGAAGCTGTTAATTAATATTTTTGGCTAGGGATTAACTTCTCTAGTCTTTTCTGCTACTATGTAATTAAATAAAGAGGGAGTGTGAATTATGAAAAGAATATTAAGCTTATTACTAACAGTAGTTATAGTAGTTGGTATGGTTGGATGTAGTAGCAAAGATATAGTAGAAGATACTACTGATAACACTAAAGTAGAAGAACAATTAGATACTGAAGGATCAAGTGACGAGGAAGCCGTAGAAGATGAAGATAAAGAATTAGAAGAATTATATGGTAATGATTATGAAGGGTATGATACTTGCCCTAACTGTGGTAAACTAATGGGATTAAAACTTGACGGAACAACTTATTGTGCTTATTGTGGTGAAAATGGAACTTATGAAACACAAGCTGATAGACAGAAGGAATATGAAGATAAAACTTATCAAGATGGATATAATGATGGCTATGGAGTTGGATTTGATATTGGTATTGTAAATGGTGAAAAAAATATAACTAGTTATTCAAACGATAGAGAGGCCTATTTAAATGAAGAATATGAAAATGGATATTCAGAAGGTTGGCAAAAGGGATACTCAGAAGGCTGGAATATTGGATATAAGAGATATGAAAATACTCCTGAAGAAAATGAGGAAGACCAAAATGTTAAAAAAGGTAATTATAATCATTTAGAAGAAGAAGCAAAAGAAAATGGAACATATGAAGAATTTGAAGAGCATGATGATAGTTATTATGAATAAATAGAAAAGGCTGGTAGGGATTGAGTTCCTTACCAGCTCTTTTTAAATATTTATAATTTTATTACATGTTAAAGATGGATAACGGAAATCCACCTTATTTTTTTATTTACAATAATTTTATATACTTACTACTAGTATTTATGTAACCCATATCGCCTTCTACCCAAATAGAAGCCCATCCATTAAGAACATATCCTACTTCTATAATATCACCTTCTTTTAATTTGAAATCATATTTACCAAGTTTTCCATTCTTATCTGGTCTTGATTTTCTTACATTAAGTGTAGGAGTTATTACTATTGCTTTTTTGTTGTAATCTCCATTTTTTAACTGTACATATTTTTCTTTTGAATATACTAAATTAGTAAACCAATCCCAAGTATAACCTTTCCATTTAGCTCTTAGTTTACTTGGACAGTTCTTTCCACTCCAATAATTATGTTGCACAACTTTTTTGACTGTTTTAATTTCTGCTAATATAATTTTTACTAATTCAGCTGCATTCTTATAAGCTTTTTCTTGTAATGCTTTATCATTGTATTGACATATTTCTATACCTATACTAGTTGAACTTCCTGTTCTATTTCCAGCATGCCAACAAGTTCTATATAAATTTACACACTGCATTATTTTTGTTGCAGATACACAAATTTGAAAAGATGCTTGTCTTCTGCTTGTATCACTATTACCATTCTTTAATGATTTATATATTTGCTCTGAAGATACATTAGGCATATCTGTCTCATGTATTGTAACAGATGATGGTGTAAATGATACATAAGGTATCATCCATCCTTTTTTTAATAATCCAGAACTATCAACAGTAGCAGTTCCTATTTTAGATCCATTCTTTATTACTCCATTATTAATGTAACTCATAATTATTTTACCTCCTTATTTATTAATGTAACAAATAATTGATGTAGTCCTGTACTTGCTAAGCCTGAGAACATGCCACCTAGAAGTACATCTGGGCTAATAGCCTTAACTATCCATACATTAAGAACAACACCAAGCACTGCCATTATAAGCGGTATGTACTTATTATCTAATGAAGGAAAACTATTCTTCAATACATATCCAACACATACACATATACCAACTATCACTAAAACAACATAATCATTTAAAAAAGTTAAATCCATAACCATACCTCCTATTTTATATTATCTAATCTATGGTGAGCAGATTTACAGCTCTGCTCTACTACTGCCATTCTCTCAATGAGATTATTATGTTTATCTACTCTGTTACTAAGAACCGTTATATCTTCTTTTAAATCCTTAACTTGTTCCTGCATTACTGCAGTATTTTTGTTATTACTAAAATAGGAACCAGCTAAGGTTCCCACGAATGCCAATATTGCTATTATTATTTCATTGCTCATAAATACCTCACTTTATTTGAATTAAAAAAGAGCCTTATCACTAAGACTCTAAATCATCATTATTAATTCTTTTATTTTTTTATAAACATCTTTATAATTCATATTTTTATCTATTAATTTAGATAGTTTCATTGAAATAACTCTCTCTAATGCTTGTATATCAAATAATGTACTTTGATCTAATTCATCCCTCTTTAGACCCTTAGGTATATTCAATTTACCTCTCACTAATTTAGTAAAGTGTATATAATACATATCTGGTTTATTACTACCTTGTTGCATTGCATAATATACAAACCCTTGTATTTCATCAGTAAATTCTTTACGTACTTTTTTACCTTCTGACCTAACTTGTAGCCATTGTTCATCTTTTTCATTAGCTATATAGTATCCATTTATTCTAATTTGTTTTAAAACTTTAGATACCCATTTAGTAAATAATTTAGCTTCTGGCTTATTACTTCTGAACGACATATTATAAACCGCTTCTTCTGATACAAAGTTTTCCCCTCTGTTAGGTAATTGTTCTTTGAAATTTCTAATGTAGCTTTTACCGACATTAGAACTATTAAACATCTTCTTAAACTCTCTATCAATATTTCTTAATGTGTCACGTATATTAGAAATTCCTAATTCTTCTCCGACATCATTAGCACTAAACCAAACCTCGCTACCATCTTTAGACCAAATCATTCTAACATTCTTTTCTTCTAATATCCTCAACATACAACCACCACCCATTCACTCTATATTTCTAATTATTGCCAGGTATAATGTTTTTTATTACATTTTTGCATTAAAAAAGAGAACCTGTGATTAGATTCTCTCTTCATTATTACTTTTCTAATATACATTTAAAACTAAATTGTAAATTAGAAAAATCTTCAATTCTCATGACATGCGATATATCTTGCAAATCTGCTATTTTCATAATTTTTTTATCTTCTATATTTTCATTTAAAACTATTCTATATTCTCTTTGATTTTTAAATTCTAGATTCTTAAAGAAAAATCTATCTGGACTTACTTTAAAAAACGCATTTGCTCTTTCTAACGAATTTTCAGGTACATATTGTACTTTTTTAAAAATACCAGGGGTATCATTATTTAAGCTATTATTGATTCTTTGTTCAAACTCATTTGCCATTAATATCACAACATATTCACCGAATTCTTCTTTTATAAAATCTATATCTTCTTTGCTATATGGCCAATTCATACTTATATTATTTTCATCCCATTTATCAAGTATCATATCATCTATTGTTAAACCAGATATACAAAATGCAGGCTTATTTTTGTCTTCTCCAAACTCAAATATAACTTTGCCTGGATTTATTGGAATTTCAATATCATTTTTATGGGATTTAAAAGACATCTCAGAAAAAAATAATGATAATAGTAATTCACACTTATCTCCTTGACCTTTACTAGATTTCTCAGCTTCTAATTGTCTATAATATCCTATAGTTTTCATATATAAATTTCCCTCACTTATGTCTCTAGCCCACTCTTCTTTTGTAAATTTAACATAAAATAATACTTTATCGCCAAAATAATTTTTCAGTCCTTTTTCAACATCTTCACGAGAATAATTCACAATACCACCCCTAATATATTTTTCTAAATAATTCTACATATTAGGATAGCATCCCTCTTATATATCTGAAAATAATTTTATTATTAGAATTAACCCTATAATCAATACTGAAATAATACTTCCAATATACATAAATAACCCTGTTATTAGGTCCATTTAATCACCTCAAAAGTGATTATTAACAAGGTTAATATTATCTAAACTTATTGCACAATTGATTCAAATTGTGCGGTTCGCAATATGTATCTTTTGCGAATTAATAAGTTAATTCTGGAACTTTATTTATTGCTTCAAATGCCAATGCTACTGCTCCATTTTTAGCTGTGTGAACACCATCTGAATGTAACATATCATCAAACCAATTAACATTTATATCAGAACCAACCGCTTTTTCAAAATCAACATATCTATTTCCGCTATTCCTAATATAATTATTTTTATAACTATTATCTCTAGTAGGAACATTAGGTATTGTTGCCAAGATCAACTCTATTCCTTTTGTTTCACATAGAGCCTTGATTGAATTTAAAGTATTTAACCAATTTGAATTTATAGCACCATTATCAGCATCATTCATTCCTAAGCACCATAATATATATTTGGGTTTATAAAATTCTAAATTTTTCAACAATGAATTATATGCACCAACTGAGTTTCTTCCGGGGTAACTATCTACAAGCCAATTATCATAACCCCATCTATTAATATAGTGCGTCCATCTTATATCTGAACTCATTGAAAAATAACTATCTCCAAACGCCCAAATATCTTTTTTATAATCTTTACAATCCCAAGTAAAAATACAATTAGTTAATGTACTGTTAACACTTTCAACGAATACACTTCCAAAGCAGCCTTCCCAAATAACATCAGATATTTCATAATATCCAGCTCTAGAAAATACCCTTATATTTGCATATCCATTATTTTTTACATCAATATTTATATCAATAAAATCAGATATACTTAAATTATGCGTATAAGTATTTATTAACACTGGAACTGTTGTAAATGCGTAAACTTTAATGGTTGTTGCATCTACTTCGATATAATTTCCATAAAACCCATTTTTACCATGACCTATTAAAAGTTTATCCAATGTTGATATTCTAGCATTAAAAGAAGTAATATTATTTTTTAAAACATTATTACTAATTAAATTTTTAGTTTCTCCGTTACTCAAATTAAAAGAACTGCTAATTGAAGTATTATTATTTAAAGTTTCTTTGTTCAATAGATAATCTTGTAATTTTATTTCAGTTTCACCAGCAAATAATTTAATATCATTGAAAGTTGCTATACCATTTGACAAAGCGGGTGTCCCCATAACAGCTTGGAATCTAAATACAACCTTATTGCAATTTGAAGGCAATATAAAACTGTAATATTTATCAGTTTCATATATGGTTATTGTTTGGATAAGAGTAGTATCATTATAGAATAATATAGCACCTTTATCTGTATTTTGAATATTATTAACAATTGATGTTATTTTGTAATTATAAGTCACATTTTGTTGCAATTCAGTAGTTTCTATTAGATGGTAAACCCAAGTTTGACCACTTGTATATGATTTTTCAATATTCCCATATTCCCATAAATTTTTAGGCTCAATTATGATTTTATTTTTTAATTCTTTTATAGAATTATCTACATAAGGCATTGATATATTTTCATTTAAAGAGTCTTTGTTATTTTTATTACTTAGTTTGATTTCTGACCAAACTGCCTTTTTATCACTTGTAGCCGGTGTTTTACCTACTGCAATAAACTTAAATGTTGTTTTGACTGTTCCTTTTGGTATATAAAATGTTAACAAATCATTTACAGCATTATAATTTGCAATACCTAATTTGTTTTCAGTAGAACCATAGAAAGTAATTTCACAAACATTAGAAGTGTAAACAATATCTTTTGTGTAATTAATTTTAAATTCATATAGTACATTTTCTAATAGGCTTGTTATATTAACATCTGAGTAAACCCAAGTTTGACCACTTGTATATGATTTTTCGATTCTGCCACCAGTCCATAAGTTTTCTTTAAATGTTATAATCGAACCAAGTTGTCTTCTTATCGCATTACCACTTGTATTATAATTGACACCATCTGCTCCAAGCCTACTATCTATTAATTCAGCATCACCAGTAGTAGAGCCATTTGGCAAACTTATAATACTATCTATTCTATTTCTTTCAATTTGCAATTCACTCTGTTTAACTTTATCTTTAATTTGCGAACTAAAATCTTGCTCAATAGTATTAAATTGCGCATTAACTCCTTTGAATTTTTCTTCTATTTTTTTATTACTATAAGTCTTTATATCACTCACATTAACATTATCAATGTTATTTACTGTCTGTGCAGTTTCTTTAACTTCTTCAATTAACGCTTTTAATACTGGCAAGTCTGGATTACTTTCTATCTCAGCATTTAATTCGGTTAGCTTGCTCGCTTTTATCTTATATGAAAAAGCATCTATAGTAACTTTTTCACCACTTGCATTACTTAATTCGAATTCACAAATAACTGAGCCTACTTGGTCTGTAAATTCTTGTAATAATTCAAATTTGTATATTGCACATGATTGGTCTGTTAACTCTTCTGTTAAAATTCCTATCATATCCCTAGTTTGATTAGTTTTAGGTTTTATAGCTGTAAGTTTAACTGTTACATCATTTAAATCATCTGCACTTAATTCTACCCCTACCCCATCATCATTATTTTTTTTAATTTTCACATACAAGTTAGAAATATTTTTATCTGTATTGTAAAAAAATATTTTTTTAGAGTATTCAATACTGCTATCATCTAGATTAATAGTAAGTATGTGCTTTTTATCTAATATAGACATTTTACACCTTCCTTTCTCTTTTGCATTAAAAAAGAGAGTATTTCTACTCTCTTATTCAGATAACATTATTTGTATCTTTTGCTCTTCTGTTATCCAACCTTTTGTAATTGCCTTATTAAGCATTGCTTCTGTTAGTAAACCATCTTTGTACATTTGTAATAACTTGTAATACATAATATCACCTCTTTTCTAAGATAAATTATCTAATATTATTTCTGTTAATGAATCATCCATAATTTTCATTTTATTTTGCATTTCTGATATCTTCTCATCTGTAGTTTTATTATCTTCACTTAAGGGAGGTTGATCCCTTTCTAATAATGCTTGTTGTACTTCTATACTTAATTCATAATCATCGAATTCATTAGCCATATAATCACCTCTACTCTGTATAAGTTATAGTAACTTTTGCTGTGCCACTACATCCTACATATGTTCCATAGCTACTATCATACAATCCAAATCCTTTTATAGTACCCGCTGTTATTCCAGCCAAAACATCAGCATCGGTTATTGTATAACTAACATAAGTATCACTATAAGCTCCAATTGAAACTGACTTGAAATATGTAGGTGCCGAAGGACTTGAAGGTTTTGTAGAATATCCATGATAAGCTAATTTCAATATTGAAGAGCTTCCCCATGAACCTAATTTTGATCTTTTAACTTTTAAAACTACCTTACTTATTGTACATCCTTTCAATTCTGCAAATTGAGTTCCGAAGAACCAATATCCACGGCAGTTGCCTGAACCATATCCATTTCCTTCTATAACTTTGCCTTCTTTTCTCCATGAGTTGTATGTAGTTCTCCATGTGTCACCACTGTTTGATGTATAAGTTACCGTCTTAGTAGTATTCACACCTGTGCTTGTATTTGTTCCACCTTCTGCTGTTCCTGCGAAAGTAGCACCACTTCCAGGTATAACTTTACCTCCACTATTCTCATACGTATTAGATTCAGTTCCTCCTGTATGTTGTCCGTTGCTAAGAGTTATATATCCACCACTAACTGCAGCAAATCCATATTTGCTACCCTTGCCACCAGAACTATCTGAATGTAGCTTTCCGTGTGCATTTGCTCTGAATCCATATATACAATTTACTGTAGTTACATTACGAATATAAGTATATCCATTATCACTGCAACAATATCCTGCTGACTCAGTACATCCATCAGCTAAGTTAGTAGCTGCATAAATCTTCATATTGTACATTTTCGCATCCGGAGTACAAGTATTTGAAGCACTAGAGGATATGCCTGCAACGCTATATCCTTTGTTTGGCATTATGATTCCAATTGAACCTTCTGGATTATCAGTTGTCCCTCCATAAGTTTCGAACGTGCAATTACATCTGTATTTTCTATAATAGCCATACAAAGTATGGCCTTCAAAATACACTCTAATTCTCCCACACATAAACCAGCTTGCGTAAACATCGTCTGTAATATCGCTTTTCAAAGATATATTTATTGTTTTGCCATTTAAGTTTTTAGGAATTTTATTTAATACTCCAGATAAAGTTGCAAATACTGCTCCTTCGTCTAGTTCTGCTTCGTCATCGCCATTTGTAGCATTAATACTTATATTCATGCTACCATCAAGTACAGCTGGGAATTTAGGACTATTTAATGTATCTACGGTTAAACTTTCACATGAAAACTCACCTTTAACACTTAAGTCCTGAACTTCCATATTTCCTTGTTGATCTAATGCAAAGTTTCCGCCATCATTACTTATATAACCATTCAAATTTATGTTAGCTGCAGTAAATACAATCGCACTTGTTGCTAACATGTTAATGAACCCAGGAGAAAGTTGTATTTCTCCTTCGTTTTCTCCGTCGGTAGCAATAAGATTTAACTTGTTAAGTAATATTGTCAGTTCTGGAATAGCAGTTCCATCCATAAGCACATTACCATCATCATCCTTGTAAAGCCAACATTTTGTTCCACCTTCTGTAAGTATATTTAATATATCATCTACACTAGCGCCAACAAATCCTTCTTTAAGTTCTTCTAATCTTTCTTCTAATGTTTTCTTTTGTACATTTTCTGTATTTTCTTTAATAGAATTATAGGCTTCCGAATACTGTTCCTTAACTTGTTCAATTTCTGTGTTATCTTCAGCAGTTATTTCTCCCTTTTCTAATATGCTTGTAAAAATATCTACTAGCTGTTGTTTAGCTTCTCCATAGTTTTCTTTTCCTGCTACAATATCTTCTTCTATGCTATTAAATTCTTCTACTTCTTGTGTAATACCATCTTCTGTTTCATAAAAAGAATCTTCTTTTTCTTCTAATCCTGTATCATCTTCAAATACTTCTTCTAATTCAATAACTTCTATTAATTCTCCATTTTCATTTTTAATAGGAGTGTCAAACTCCTTATCAACATCAGTAAGCAATTCAACCACCTCCTAATACTTTTTCACTCTTGCAACAAATAAAAATTTATCTGCTGTATTATTTTTAATTTTAATTTTTCTCATACCATCTGTAACGTTTGTGGATTCTATGCAAACTGTATCTCCATCAGAATCCTTACCTATGCACATTGCAACGTGACTGCAGTTCATATACCTTCCGTTTTCCTTATTGTCCCTATCCCAAAATATCAAATCTCCTGGTTCTACATTAGAAAAATTTACTGTGTCAATTTGAGGTAATACCCATCCATTATCTACACAATACTTAGCTTGGTCTGCTGCAGTTCGTGGGAAATTGAATGCCCAACTATATGAACTAGATTTTTTTACTTTTGTAGTTTTTACTGCATATGGAGATTTAGCATAAGTTAACCCTCTAAAAATCAATCCTATAAGCGTACTGCAATCTATATTATATAATCCATTAACTTTCCATTTATCAATATTGTCAGCAGGGTTATCATAAGTAAGTACAGTCTTAGTCCCATATTGAAATTTATCTTTTTTAGCATAATAAGTTTCAGCTATTTTTACTACGTCATTCATTCCTTTAAAGTTTTTATAATTTACAAATTCGCTTCCTTTAGACACACCAACTACATTACCAATATATTTTTCTGTTATACTGTCATCAGCTGTACTAGGATAAACAAATATATTATAAGTTGTATTTGGCTTACTTAATAGTGCCCCTGCTTTACAATCTGTACCTTTCAAATATAATATTTTAGACTGTGTTACTTTATTTTTAGAAGTTGTTGTAAATGTAAGTTTACTCCAAAATGCACTAATAACCTTACTTGGTAACTTAAATATCATTTCATCTACATTTTTATATTTGTATGTTTTTCCATTTTGCATCACTATATCTACTTTTTTAGATGTTGTAGTTTCTTCCTTTTTACACATATTTAATATAGCTTTTTTATAAGCTTTGTAATAAGCATCACATGAGCTTTTATCCTTCATTCTCCATCCATTAGTTGTTAAGTCAGTGTCTACTGTTGCACTTGTCGTAATTTGACTTGGATTATTAACAATTACAACATATTTAGTCTGATTAGCAAAATCTCTCATTTGTAGATTAAAATTAGTAATCTGAGGATTTATAGTTGAAGCATCTGCATATTGAGTATTTACATGATACTCTTTAGCAATAAAAATAGGCTTCTTTGGATATTTAACCAATAAAGCCTTTATAAGAGATTTGTAATTTTCAATTCCTTCATCGCTTAGATCATTAATTCCAAAGTGCAAGAAAACGTGACTAACTGTCTTAGGATATTTATCATCATCATTTATGTTATTAATTGTTATATCTTCAATTAATCCACCATCTGAAATATAATCTTTTGGAGTTGCTAGAGGTAATCCTTTTAGCGTTACTTCATTAACTTCAACTTTATCAGCATTTGTTGTAGTTCCTGTTGTAGTCGTTGTAGCACTATTGTCTTTAGCTGATAAGTCCCAAGGTCTTAATATGAAGCAATAATTCCATATATGGTAATCTTTAGTTTTATATTGATTATTATATGCATCAAAACTCTCGTATCTTATAGCATTTGGGTGATATGCCCACTTACTAGCATGAGCCATCATATGTTTCCCATTTACTTTTCCACAATATATCGCCGTATGATGAGTAAATTTATATGACATAGCTTGACTTCTTGTTAATGAAGAAGGACATTTATTATTGCAAAACATTATGATATCACCTGGAATAGCATCATTTATTGAAGTTTTAGTCAATTTAAACATCTTATAGCCACTCTTTTTAGTAGCACTTTCAACTAAAGTACCAGCTTGACAACTTTTAGCATAAACACTATTGAGACCAGCCTTTAAATATGCACAGCTTACTAAACTTGAGCAGTCATAACAGTAAGGATTCTTTATGCCATAAATACTTTTAGGAGCTTTAAATCTTTTGTCGTCGTTAACTATTCTATATGTTTGGTCATATGTAGCTTTTTTATATTTTTGATGTAACTCACAAATTTCTTTTGCTTTAGCTACAATCTTATTTCTAAGTGTAGTTGCTACACCTGTTTTTATTGTTGTGTTATTACTTGTTGTAGTTGTTGTAGATTTATTCGCTCCATAACCTTTTTTATTTCCTTTACTATCTAATACATAAGGTAGCTGACCATTAATTACTTTATACCATCTAAGGTAATATTCAATATTAGTTGCTGTTCCCATTTTTTTAACACTTACATATGTTTTTCTAAGATTGCTCCAATTACATTTTAAGTTATCTAATTCTTTAAAATATAATTCTTGTACTTTACTAGATTGAGCTGTATATCCAAATTTATCTACAAAATTAAGATTGTTCTTGTTCGCTACATATTTACAAACTACCCAGTCTGCTCCATACAATCCAAAGTTATATCCCATTAAACTTGCAAATATATTGTAGTGAAATCTTTCTAATGATTTTCTAAGTTCATTACATCCAAACATGATTTGATTACTTATATTTTTATTGATAGATACCCCATTTATCGTTCCAGTGCTCCCTTTGTCTGGATTCATAGTACTATATGAAGGAGTAAAACTCTTAGTACTTCCATCTAAAAATTTGATAGTTTGCTTACGATTGAAATATGCACCTCTTTCACATTGCATTATTCCATATCCTCCACGTTCTGTTTTAGTTTTACAGTATGGATTACCTGAACTTTCTGCCATAATCACTGCATAAACCAAGTAAGGATCTAATCCAAACTTCTTGCTCCAATATTTTACTATTGTAGATATTTTATATTTATTACTAGTGCTTATAAGTTTATCCATAGCCGAAGTATTAGCTTTAGTTCCTAATGAAAATTTACTATAGTATTCTACTGCATTCTTGTACTCTTTTGCACTTGCACTACTATTTTCAGTTGTTTCTGTAGATGTTGAAGTTGTAACTCCTACACACTTATTTTTCTTTAAGTCATAAATACGTTCATCACCTAGCCATAAGCCGTTATCTATTTTAGATAATATTATAT